GCTTTTATACTGACGGCAAAAGGAGGCTAGATGATTCTTCCAGAGGGTTCAATTCGTTTCTGTATTAGTACGTGCAAGAAGTTTGCTCCGCATACCATTCCCGTCATTATTCCCAGCTTGCTTGCTGCCGGCTTGAAGCCAGAGGAGATTTTAATTGTCAATGGTGGGCAAACTGTCAGGGCTTTTACCAGCTACAAAGACGTGCCAATGCTGCTGACGCAGCAAAATTCCTTTGAATACACACCGCTCATTGAAATTGTTGAGCATTCAATGGAAAGCCAATATTGGTTCCTTTTGCACGACACCTGCATTGCAGGGCCAACTTTTAGGCAGCTTGCTTACGAACCTCCCGTAGAGGCGCCTGAGAAAGTGGCGATGAAGCATACGCCCTCCATGAGCATCGGCCTTTACCGCTACGACTACCTCATGGCTCACAAGGAGCGCTTGATGACCATTAAAAATACAGATAGCTCACCAGAAGCTTTGCAGCAATGGAAGCAGTGGGGAGTGCCAAACGAGGATTACATGCTTTGGAAGCTTCAAGACGTACCGTGCCACATTTACCATCCAGACAAACACGGTCCTGACGAATGGAATTATCAAGGACACGCAGACCCCTACGGCACTGGCATGCAGCGCCGCATTGAATACTTCCCTCAGTTAGAACTAGCCAAAGCCAAAAGTAATTGGCAAGGCGTACAGCCCCACCTTTGTATTGACATCTGATGAAGCGCATTGCAATTATTGGCGGAGGCTGGGTGGGATGCCATTTAGCAATGGCTTTTCGCGATGAGGCAGAAGTGACGCTGTACGAAAAGAACCATACGCTCATTTCGGAAACGTCCTTCATCAATCAGAATCGACTGCACTATGGCTATCACTACGCCAGGAATGCCGCCACTCGCCGTTTATGCGCCACCACTTTTGTGCGCTTTATGGAGGACTATGGCGATCTTGTTCATGATGTAGAGAATAATTACTACGCCGTATCAGAAGACGAAAGTCTTCTTGATGCTGAAACCATTTCAATTCTTTTTGGGAGCGGTCCGCATACTTCGCTGGATCCACAAGCTTTTAACCATACATCGCTCTTGCTGAACACCCCCGAGAAGCGCATTGATGCCATTGGGGCGAGCCTGTATTTTCAATGGTGCCTAGATTCATTGGTTAAAAGGGAAGCGATTCAACGGTCTAGTTTGCAGTCGCTAAAGAAGGATTACGATTTTATTTTTGACTGTACTAATAATTCCCTCCTGGAGCCATTGCCTTCTCAATTCTTTGAGGCAGTGGCCATGTTTATTTATCGCCCCAAGAAGCCTCTTCCTTTTGGCGCCCTCACTTACATAGATGGCGAACTGTTCTCCATCTATCCATACAACGACAAATGCTTCTCGTTAAGCCATGTGAAGCATGGAATTATGCCTAGCAATTCGCTTGACAATGCGGACAATGCGAGGCGCGAGATTGAGCGGCATGTGGAGCGCTACTGGCCTGACTTTGCTGATAGTTTTGACTATTTATTCCCAACGCTTTCTATCAAAGCAAAAACTAGAGACAGCAGCGCCAATCGCACGCCATTAATGCGCCAAGAAGGCAATTTGTTTTCCTTCTTTACTGGCAAAATCCAAGGCATCTATGCTATTGAGCAAATGGCAAGGCAAATTATTGCTCAGCCATAAAGCTGCCTAAATAAAGGATATTCGCGATGATGCTTAGGGGCGTCAACCAGTTCACGTGTGATGCCATATTGATATGAGCTTGAATCAAGAAGAAGCTTGATTTGCCTGTGCTCATACTGATTCAGAATGGGGCCGTTGTCAGTGTCGCTGATATGCACGTGAGCAATGAAACGAAAATAATGCTTGATGATCTTCATGGGGCTATCCCCCTGCAGCCAGGCATTGTTCGTATCAAGCATTGTCTTTACATTGCGTAAGTTGTAGAAGTCAATGTGATTGACAATTTCCTCAACTGTATAGAAATACTTTCCGCCAAATGCCTTGGCGATTGGTTCAATGCAAAGGATGGCATCGTTCGCTTCCAGGACTGAATCCATGCGCTTGAGCGTTTCCATCAGGCTTGATGGGCTTCCCCTGCGCAATGCAGGACTACCAAGTACAAAGCGTTTGATGCCCATTAACGAACCTAGTCTCACCACTCGCAACAAATGCTCTTGAGTGGCGGCAACGTCTTCAAAGCTTTGCACCGCACTGTCATAAAACAATGCCTGAGCCGAATACGCCCAAAGCCCGTAATCTTCTCTATAGCGCTTGGCGATATCGCCAAAGTCTTCATTCCTCGCGAAGATGCGGGATGGCACCAACTCAATGAAATTGAAAGCGCCAGCATTGACACTTAAGATTTCATGCTCCTCTTCGTCCTTCCAGCCAATGGCACTAATTCCAAGCATCAATCAAAGCTCCCATCTTCTTCATAGTTTCTTCTTTACTAGCAGAATATGGAGCGTAATTGTATTCAACACGCTTGCCACAATCAACTATTTCCCTTGCCCATGGGAACCACTTGTCAATAATCTCTAAGGTTTCAACAGGCTCAGGAAACCACTGATGCTCTTCGCCTTTTCTGCAGGCTTCAGTGTCGGCCCATAAGTCATTTAAATCGTACCATTGATAAGACGAATTGGCATTAATCTTCTCCACATTATTTCTGTTGAGAAGATCAAACAGCACGTTCTTTTTAATGCGCCGATGGAATAATGCAGGAAGACGAATGACGGTAATAATTGATTCAGGAAAAGTGCCTCTGACTAACATTTCAAAAATATAACGAACAGAGCCATAGTCAATCCCGTGAATTTCAGGGAAGTTTTGCACGTATTTGCAAGTTTGACTGTAAATATCAATGGTGGAATAGAGAATGATTTCCCTCGGTTTCCATAGTCTTATTTTTGTAACAACGTGATACATATTGTTGAAATCATCCATGGGGGCTTGGTTTGCCTTCCATTTCTCCGCTGGTAAACAAGCCAGATAAAGCTTGTCAACATCTTCCTTTAACAATGGTGCAAGGTGAATGTTCTCGGAATTGAAGCGACAATCAAACTCGTGATGTTCACGAAGCACGCTGCCAATCAAGCCCGTGCTTCCAACCAATACATCCATGCTCAAACCGCTACGACGGGCGCTTGCTGACGCATGTATTGTACGCGGCATTTGCAATTGCTCATGCAGGCACAGCGTTGCCCTGGCATTGGCAAACTACCAATGGGCACCGCTCCCCTCGCTGCAAAATTCACGCAATCACTACAGTGCTTTGCCTGTGGGTCCAAGATGCGACGCATCAGACTGTAGCCTTGTCGTTCTTGACGAATTGCGGAACCTTCCCAGTAAGAACCTCGCACAGCCTGAGAATACATGCCGATACGAGCAAGAGCCATGGGAGCAGAAATGCTCCCAGCCAGAAGATCGCGAGCAAAACTCTCCAGGTAACGGTATTCCGCACGAAGGCGTTGACCGATGCGGCCCCACTCAGCAGCTTGCATCGAATCTCGTCCACCATTGCCAATGATTGCAGCTTGCGTATGGGCAAGCTTAAGTGCTTCCCTTACGCTTCGCTGCCATTGATCCAGCGTGATATCGCCGCTACTAAGCATGTTTGTAAGACGGCGTAACAAAGTACCAAGCTTGTTAATTCGACCATCGACCAAACTCTCAACGGCAGACTGGCTGAGAAATCGCCCGTTAGCTCCGCGATAACGGCCACTAACGGGATCGTAGTTCCATGAGGATTGATCCAGGCGAAGCTGAATGGCGGCTGCGAATGTTGAGAGATCATTCAGGCTTTGCATCCTCTGCCTCCAGGATATCCTTAAAACGCTCTGGCGCTTCCTCTTTCCATTGGTTCAATGCAGCATCAATATCTTCTGGGTTGATCAAAGAGGCTTCGTCAACGTCAGAAAGGATGAGGCCTTCTACTTTCATGGGCTCAAGCGCATCTACTTTGCTGCTGACATTCTTTGCTGGTCCCTTGCGCTCTGGATCAGGATCGACTTTGCGCTTGCGAGCAACAATTGTTTGCCGCTCTTCTTTGCTCATAGCTTGAGCTTTAGCTTCGGGAAGACACTTGGGTTTGCCTTCTTTCTCTTCACGGGCGCCACAGGGGCCAAAAATTTCACCATTGGCACCAATCCTCACCCATTTTTCCTTGAACCACTTATCAAGATCATCAGCATGCAGTTCGCCTTCATCACTCTTGAAAGCTCCAGTCAGTGAGCCATGCTTCTTCTTGTACATTTGCTTGTACTGTTGCACGACGTAGCCACTTGCATAAGCAGATGGCCACACCTTGAACTTGGCCTTAGCAGCACTCACGGCTCGTGAATGCAAAGATTCGTCAGTGAACTTCACGTCGCCACGCACTTTTTCAAGATCGCCGGGTAAATAAAGACCAGCGCTGTCCTCACGGCTGTCCTCTACTTCCCTGCTTCCGTCCATGGGAAGCGTGCCATTCTCTTCGTCGAGAGGATCACGCCCGCCAGGAGGCACTGCCATTTCTCCGCCACCCCGTTTGGGGGTGGCTCCACCCCCAACTTGAGCAGGAAGTTCCCGCACTACGGACGGATCGAGCGTAAGCTCCATACTCCATTCAGACCCGCCATAGCGGGCATCTGCCACTTCCTTGGGACTCAGTACACCCAGTTGGATGTAGCGGCCATCTACAGCCGCCACACGCGCCCTTACGTCGGCCATCTCACGCTCATTAAGCTCAAACAATGGATTGAATGAGATGCGCCATGATTCAGGCAGTTCTCCTTTCGTCGGACCCTCCTTGCTCAGCATGATCATCTCCATCAGTTTCTTGATGGGCCGCTTGAAATGCACGCTTTGATAATCAGCAAGCGTTTTAGCGAAATCACGCTCTTCACTACGACCAGTGGAGCCCAAGCCACTAGGACTTTCGCCAAACAAAACAGTGTGAGGAATCTTGCTGGCGCCAATAATGTCCACGCGCAGCTTCTCAAGGATTTCTCCAATGCCGCCGAAATTGCGACTAATAAATTCAAGCTCTTCTTTCTCCGCATCAATCGCGTAGCCGCGATAGATGCTCTTGCTCATGTCGTTCACCTGCAGGCGATCACGAATGGAGCTTTCCTTGCCAGCAGCAAGCATCGCCGCCAAGCCCCTCACTTTGTGAACAAAGATGTCAAACTCGGTGAGAAGCGTAGCCGCTGAATTTAATCCCGTCCAATAATGACGGAAGCTGTCATAAACAGTCTGCAAGCTGCTCATCCCCCAGCCATAGTTGCGCTGTCTCACGCGATAAGGAAGCCAGTCCCCATCAAAGCGCAAAATCCTATCTTTATGGATGTAAGTTAGTTGCGGCTGGTTGATTAAATCTCCAGAGATGATCTGATAATAAGTGGCCTTTGAATAGTCGTAGAGGTTTTCTTCGTTGATAACGGGAGCAATCTGCCATCGATCAAGACACTCAATGTCTTCGATGCGACGGATATTACGTTTATCGACAGGCATATAAGCGGGACGCCCATCGTCAATAAAAAGAAGTAGACAAGCACCCCCATAAAGGCGGGAGTTTTTTGCTGCGAGGTTGAGGTGTTCAAGGATGTATAAGTCTTCAATTACTTGCTCAATGCCTTGCACCTGCTCGGCTCTAACGCCTTCTCCGCCAAACAAAACTTTAAAGCCTTTCCGCGTGGCTTGATCAGCATAAATGTCAACAATGCGACGAGGAAGCCATTCACCATAGAGATTTTCTAGCTCTTCTTGAGCCAGGAAGATAGTGGCCGTAGTTTTAGTATATTGCCCCTTATCACGACCAGTGCCCATGCCAATGAGCACGTTCTGAAGGCCATCAGCCCTTACGCCGCCGCTTCCGGCGTGACCCAGATCAACTGCTTCGTTTTCCATAAGCTTTATTTATGGCCATGATGTGTTGCTTTTATTCTAGAACCTGGCTACATTGGCACGTAGCTTATGCACACTATGGCCAGCTTTGGCATCGTTTTCCATTTCAGCGAAGAAGACAAGGAGCTTGTACGGTCAGAAGCCGTACGCAGGCAGCGTTTCAACGAGGAAAAAGGCCTAAAAGGACGCAATGGAGGGCCGGAACAGGGGGAGAAAGCTCTTTTCATTCACAAGCTTGGTGCTGCTGGCGAACTGGCAGTGGCAGATTTTCTTAATCTTCGTCAGTTTCTCTATCAAGAAACAGAAGCAAAACGAGGATCTTGCGATCTTCCGCCAGACATCGACGTGAAAACTCGTTCTCGTCATGACTACGATCTCATCTGCCAATTAGACGAGAAGCCTGGAAAAACTTTAGTGTTGGTTACGATACAGAACAAAATCACTCTTCTCCATGGTTGGATGAAAAGTGAAGATGCAATGCAGGAACAATGGAAGAAAGATCCTGCTCGCGGAAGGCCAGCTTATTTTGTTCCACAATCTGCATTATTTCCTCTCATAGACCTACGCCATGCTGAAATGTTCTGATTTTTCTAAGCACGCCCTAAAGCTCGACCTCTATCCTCAACAGGCGAAGATTCTCGATAACTTTTTCCAGCCCGACAAGAGCCACGCAGTGTGGGCCCTTGGACGACGATCAGGCAAAACTGTCATGGCGGCAGTGGCATGCGTCTATATGTGCTTCGTCTTGGAGGATGAATATCGTCGGCGCGTGAGAAAAGGCGAGAAATGGTACATCGTCACCGTCGCCAACAGTCAGGATCAGGCTCGCATTGCTCTCAACAACATCCGTCAGCTCATTCTTGACAGTCCCTTCGCTCAAGAAATTGTCCGAGAAACTGCCGACATCATTGAACTGAGCAACAATTGCGTGTTCAAAGCTATTCCCACTTCAGGCCGCGCTGCTCGTGGCTTGGCTTGCGCTGGAGCAGTATTTGACGAGCTTGCTTTTGCCACTGAAGGCGATGCAAATAGTGGAGGCCGTGGCATCTACGACGCACTATCTCCCGCCATCGCTCAGTTTGGCGGCAAAGGACGCATCCTTGAACTTTCTTCTCCATGGTTAACGGACGGCATCTTCTATCAGCATTTCAAAGAAGCAAGCTCTGGCCGCTTCCCTTTCATGCAGGCTATCAACCTCCCAACGTGGGAGATGAACCCAAGCATTTCGCAAGAGTTTCTTGACACGGAGAGGCAGCGTGACCCAGAGAAGTTTAAAGTGGAATATGGGGCGCAATTCGCGAGCAATCTTTCAGCCCTTGTTGCAAGCGATGTTGTTGATGCCTGTGTTGATGACCGTCGAGCGGCTCTACCACCCCGCCCTGAATTCCAAGGCGCTTACGTTCTTGCCCTTGACCCCGCCCGTGGTGGCGTTGGCCGTGACGACTACACTGCTTGTATTGTTCACTATGAAAACGGCACGTTAGTCGTAGATAAATTCCATTCGTTCGCCGCTGATTTTGAAATCAATGGAAGGATGGAAGTAAATATCAATGCAGTGGAAGATTGGATTAAAGAGCAGCATCGTCTATATATTTTTGACACCATCGTGATGGACCAGTTCAACAGTGCTGGCACCATTCAAAGCCTGGCAAGCGACCTTCCCATAACGGAACTCACTTGGACCGTCAGCTCCAAGATGAAGGCATTTAGCAAGATGCGGGAATTGTTCAATGCAGGACAAATCAACGTATATCGCCATGAAAAGGCGATCATGCAACTAAAGAATCTCACTGTTGTCTACAAACCCAGCGGACAATGGAGCGTCACTGGTGGTAAAGCTTCTGGAATTGACGACTTAGCGTTTGCAATGGCAGGCGCAATTCTTGCTGCAAGCAAAGACGATGATATTGGCTGGATTGATAGCCTCATCTCCTAGTATGATTTTCAAACAATAGTTCTGCTATGGAATGAAGAACAGCGATTTAACTATGCAAGAGGCGCAATTCCTCGTCTCTTTGCTTGAATGTGGCAGTTCCAATAGGCAAACTGCTTTGCAGCTTCTAGCTGCCGAACACCTTTACATTCCCACTCTCTTGCCAAAGCTTCAGGCCCATGTAAAGCGCCAGAAGCAAATCACCTTGCTTGAGCAGATGCTGCACGATGGTGAAGAAAATTTTGACGATTACTGCCGTGCTCACCCCGAAGATCAATCCTGTAGAGAATATGACGTTTGAAGCTTGGTGAGCGTTTCAAAACGTGCTATGCTTCTGGAGCTTTCGCGAAGCACGCTGGCCAGCGTTAGTCCACAAAGGAACAATGGTGATCAGGCACTATTGTTTCGTACCAGGGGAAGAGGGGGGCAGGCCTACCTGCTCTGAAATGCTGTATAAAGCGGATTGAAGCCCCGCTCAGCGCCCTCAACTTCACCTGCCCTCGTAGCAGAACTGGTTTATGCAACGGATTTAAAATCCGTAGAAGAATTTTCTTCATGTGGGTTCAAATCCCACCGAGGGCACTTTGCTACACTGATGGTACGTTCACCCCGCAAGGGGCGCATGACTTGCTGGTACGGAACGGGACCAGCATCATCGGGAACCATCATGAACCCTCTCGCTTTGATCAAAGAGCAGCTTGAGAAGGCCGCTCGCCTGCGTGAAGCACAACATGCAAGCCTCGTCTATCGCGGCGTTGCTTATGTGCCTAAGCCCCATTGGTTCTGAGCCTACTATTTGCTTTGAGCACATTGGCCCGCTTCGGCGGGCCTTTCTTTTTCCCAATGCCTAGCTGCGTTAGCAACAATGGCAACGTTAGTAATCAAATACGATGCAAAAATCAATGTGCGGATGAGCGCCACTTTGTCTGCTTCGTGATCATGCCTGCTCGCCTTCTCCCCTAGCGCCTTCGCCCACACTCTCCATACGTTCTTCCTGCTCATAAATCCAAGCCTTTAGCTCTCTGACATATTGCCTAATGATGGCAGCTTTTTCCAGATGCCACTGGTCCATGGTGAGAAAATATTGGGCATTGTGCCAATCAATGGCTCGCAAAGATTGATAAATGATGGGATTGAGCGGCTCACGCAACGGCGTGTTGAAAGTCCGGCGTTCCGTCATGGGAAAAGTATTGCATCGCCTCGTCCCAATGAACAGGCGCAAAGTTGTGTTGTTCTACACAACAATTAAAATAGCGCCTATCTAAGCTTCCATCAGGCATTCTTACATTATGAGAATGTAAATGTCCGTGAATATTTCCTTTAAATCGCTGTTCAAACAGTTCTGGATGGAGGGGAATATGGCTCATCATGAATTCATGGTGGTAAAAACATCCACGAATGTCGTCGAAATATTGCGCGTAGTCTTGCAGCTTGAAAATATCGTGATTGCCACGCACTAGCACTTTCCTTCCATTGAGCTGTTCCAGAATCTTTAAGCCGCGACGGGCAATAGCCACGTCCCCCAGCACGTAAATCCTATCTTTTGGCCCCACTTTCTTGTTCCATTGTTCAACCATGAATGCATCACCTTCTGCTGCGTCCTTAAAGGGACGCAGCTTCTTGCCATCAGGCCTTAAAAACGTATAGGCCTTATCGTGACAGAAGTGATTGTCTGACGTGAGCCAGCAATTGACCATGGTTCAATGAATAAAAGGCGCTGCTGAGAATCGAACTCAGTATTCCATGCTATCTGCATGACGTGTGCCAACACTTCAGGACCAGATGGCCTAAACGTGAAGCGATTAACAAGAGCTAATCGCTTCAGAGGCTTAGGCTCTGTCTGCCCGATGCTAGCGCAGAGCGGGAACTCGCTCAATATAACGTCAAGCCCTGCCGTAGGAAGGCAAGTTGGTATTCGCTGCCTCAAAGAACGCTGGCATCCGGCTCCGTTGCGTTTCTGCCAGACCATCTGCTTTGCCCTTCTCAAACAAGCTGTCACTCTGCTTGAGCCAGAAATCTTTGTTCAACCATTTGTTCTCGCTGGCACCCAGCGCATCAAATGCCCACAATGCAGTGGCGCGACGCAGCTTATTCAAGCTCTGACCAGCATCCTCCCCTAGTTCCTTAGCCACAAGACTATGCACGCCAACGTGGGTAATCTCGTCACGGCTAATATCAGCAGCCACAGTGCGAATGCCCATATCGCCATTAAAGCGGAAGAACGGCAGCACAACAAAGAAGATGCTGCGCTCCAAAATGGCAGCTTTCAAAATGGGGTGGGCAGGATGCTCCTGCCATGCATTCAGAATGCCTTCCACTTCCTTCTCGGCCTTTTCATCGGCACCATGGGCAGCAACAATGTAGTTGAGGGCCTGATCATGACGCTGTTCATCTTCCTGGTTATGACGAAGGGCTTCCACAACGCCAGGCGTGGAAGGCAGATCACGCTCTAGCCCCTGCTCCAGAAAGTCCTTCACAGGCAGTTCCAAATGACGCAGTGCCAGCAGCTTACCAAGAGTGGCCTCGCTGCCTTCCTGCACAACGCCCTTGTCCACGGCAACGGCCTGCCAAGGCCGTTTTTTAGCAATCATCGACAAATAAGGACTCTTCGTGACCATGGTCGTAGTATCGTTCAATGGTGAGGAGAAAAGGGGCCTTTGGGCCCCTTCTTTTTTTGCTATTCAGCGCAGGCAGCGCAGAATCCAGCCTCTACGGAACAAGACGCAGAATCCTGCTCGGTCTCTTCATTGAGACCAAACATGCTCTTAAAGTCATCGTCCAACGCAGCATATGCATCATCCTTGCGCTGAGTGTCAGGCAGGACTTGCAAGCTGTAATAGAGGCTCGTCTGAGGAGAGTCTAGCCAATCCTTCAGGAACACTTCGTCATAATTCACAATGTCTGACCAAGAATTAAACGAATAGCCATGGAACAAGCCTGTGCGTTGGTACAACTGAACTAGTCCATTGGCAGTCTTGAAGAAAGCTTCCCAGCCCACTTCCGCAGCCGTTTCCACTTCGCCATAGTCAAAGCTCTCCACGCCAAAAGTGCCAGAGTCACGATCAACAGTGCGAGCAATGGGAGGAGCAATTTCAGGCGTGGTAGTGAAGCCCCGCGTGTCTAAATAGCGATAGGAGCACGATGCAGTGGGAGCAATGCAAAAAGCACGTTCCATGCCATGCTCACGAGCAACTTCCGCAGCTTTCTGAATGCCCTGATCAATTTGCCAGACGGCCTCTCCAGAAATGGTGTTCTTCCAAAAATCATTCCAACCACGAGCATCTTCCGCAAGGAATGCTTCCAATGCATTACCAAAATCTTCATAGCTAATGCTATGAATGGCAAGGAAATTAGCTAGGCCCAACACGCCCAGACCAATTTGCTTGTCAATAACAGGCGGCAGATATTCGCCCGTGTCGCCAACGCCAGTGCCAGGATGCAGCTCACAAAGCTGCATCATGCCCTCGACAAATGCTCCCTGAATATTCTCCAGTGTGCATGCGCCCAAATTAACGTGCTGAAGAAGACAAGTACCACGATGCGGAAGATATACCTCCAAACAGACATTGGCCCTGATGCGTTCTCCACGATTGTTATATCGGATTTTGTTGAGCCAGAGATCGCCAGAAGAGATGGAACGAAGACAGGCATTAATCAGCTCAGGAGACGATGCAGAAAGAAAATTGTCATCAACGTTTAAACAACGCTTCACCCAAGGAAGCTCACTACGTGATGCACTAACAAATTCAATGGCATCAGGGCTTGTATAGTCAAGATGAAGAACTACAGCCCCATTTTTATATAAACCGCCCCTACGC